CGGAAGCTCTAATACAGCTCGCAGGGCGCGAAGGATTTCTCGCGATAATCGATGGCATTGCGAAGCACTTCGCCTTTGATCCCAGGGCCATGGAGCAGAAAATAAAAAACGTGGACGGCACTCCGGATTCAGACAGCGCTGCTGGTTAGTCAAGAACGGGGTGCCCTACGATCTCGCCTTCTCGATGCCCACGCACGAAGTCACGGCCCATGCCATCGTCTTCAGCGAATTCGAGGGCAGCACGTTTAACTGGCACACCATGGCATTTGAGAAGCGCGAATGAAAGAATTCGGCAATATCGAGTCTTTCGTCGAGCATCTTGCTGCGCTTGAGGTCGCGGAGGCGCTGGCGGCACGCCGCGCACTCAGCCAATGCGCAAAGATTGTCGAGAAGCGCGCCAAAGATAAGATCGGCGAATATCAGCAGCAGGCAGGCCCGTTCGTCGCCTGGGCTGAGTTGGCCGAGAGTACGAAACGCGATAGAGAGCGCCAAGGATATCCCGAAGATGAGCCGGGTCTCCGATCAGGCGAGATGCGCGACAGTGTTGGCCACGTGCTTTCAACAGACAGCCTTGAGGCGCAGATTGGGTCGAATGACGACAAGATGGTTTTCTTCGAGCTGGGCACATCTAAGCAGCCTCCGCGTTCTGTCTTAGGCGGGGCCATGGCTGATGAATTACACAAGATTGGCGAGGTCCTTGAAAAGAGCTTGTACGGTGTTCTGGTAAGCGGCAATCCGGTAGCTGCACTTGTGGGCGAGGAAGTCGTCGAAGGCGGCATAGCAATAGGAAAGTAGATGTTTGAAGCGTACAAAGTAGGCGTCACGCTTGCGCTTCACAATCAGGTCAGCAGCGTTCTCGGCTTTATCGCCAGAGACTTCATTAAGGTCAATGCGCAGGCCAAGGCCTTGCAGGCGACCTTAAAAGAAGTAAAGCTTCTCGGCATGGGCGGCGCCATTCTCGGAGGTGCGGGCTTCCTCGGGTTGGGCCTCATCTCGCGCACGATTGCTCCGGCGAAGGAATACGTCCACCAGCTGGAACTGGCGAAAGCGGCCGGCATGTCGCAGCTGGAAATCGCGAACGCCACCGGTGCCGCGTGGAAGACCACCAGCGAGGTCATGACGACGACTGCGGCGGATAACCTGAAGACAGTCCGCGAACTGCGCATGGTCTTTGGCGATACGGCAAGTGCCGTAACCTTCCTTCCCCAGATGCAGAAAATACAGGCTGTGCTGGATAGCGTGCTTCACGGCACGGGCGGGGTCGGTGCGAAGGATGTCGGTTTTACTGCCGCGAAGATGCTTGAGCTGCGCGGCGCGTCGATGAATCCGGTCAACTTCCAGCAGCAGGCGGACCTCATCACGAAGGCAGTGATTGCCTCAGGTGGCAAGGTCACGCCTCAGATGCTCCTGCAGGCACAGAAATACTCCGGCATCGGCGGCACGAGCTATAACAACGACTTCATGTACGGCATGCTGCCAACCATCGTGCAGGAGCTTGGCGGATCGAGCACGGGTACTTCGCTCACCAGCATGTATCGCGCGGTCGTCGGTGGACGTATGGACAAGCGCTCACTGAAGGAGTGGGACAGGCTGGGCCTTGCTGACACGTCCCACGCGGACATAGGCAAAGACACCGCCATGATTCCGTCCGGTGGCGTGAAAGGGTCCGATCTGTTCAAGACCAATCCTTATCGTTATGTTCAGGAAGTCCTCATTCCGGCGCTCGTTGCGCATGGCATCACGAATACCGCCGATCAGAGCGCAGAGATGGACCGGCTCTTCAGCAACCGCAATGCAGGGCGAATCGCGAACATATTCGCAACGCAAGGCCCGCGCATTGAAAAGGACTTCAATCTCATTGGCAAGGCAGGCACGACGGGTGCCTATGACGACCTGATCAAGAACGATCCCACGATGGCGATGACGGCGCTCAGCGCCCAATGGGACAATCTCAAAACCTCGATAGGTGTAGCCGTGGTTCCAATACTGCTTCCGGCTATGCGGGGCCTCACATCCGCGTTTAATGCGCTTGGCCGCTTCCTCGCCGCTCACCCGACTTTGACGAGTGCGCTCACGCTCACCTTCGGGGCTCTCTCAGGACTGGCGGCAATTGGCGGCACGCTCATGATTGCGGGTGCCGGACTCAAGCTCATTGGTTCTGGCTTCGGCTTGATGAGCGGCCTGAATCTCACCGCGATGGGTACGGCACTCGGCGGCGTGGCCACAGGCTTGGGTCTTCTGGTCCCTGCTGTCGCGGCCTTATATCTGGTCTTGACCCACCAGAAAGTAGCTGATGCAATAGATGACACTTCATGGGGCAAATGGGTCGGAGACAAACTATTCAGCGCAATCGATTGGACCAGAAACCAGCAGAATAAGAACGCGCGGGAAACGGACGACCTCTGGAATCCTCCTTCGTTGTCAAAGCCGATTCACGTCGCTACCCAGATCAATCTCGACGGTAAGCAAGTAGCCAAGGTCGTGACGCAGCATCAGGCGAACTCGATGAATGGCCCAGCGACTTCAGGCAGCGGTTTCGATAGCCGTCAGTCCTACGTTCCGGTAGGCGTTTCGGGTAGCTGGTAATGACAGCGCTCACGCTGGGCGGCGTGGTGTTTCAGGGCTTTGAAATCCCCGAGGAAGTTCCCGCCGGTGGTGGCCAGATGCTTGCCGTTCACAAAATGCCGGGTGGCAGCCGCACGATCGACGCCATGGGGCCGGACGATGACGAGATTTCGTGGTCGGGCAGGTTTCGTGGGTCTTCTGCCGAACAAAGGGCCTTACTCCTGGACTTCATGCGCCGCGCGGGTCAACAGATATTGCTGACCTACAGCCTGCGTCGTTATCAGGTCGTCATTAAGAAATTCAAGGCCAAGTTTCAGCAGTCCTACGAGATCCCTTACAGCATCAGCTGTGAGGTGCTGCTTGATGAGACGCAGGCCATCCTATCTGCCGCAGTGGGACTGGTTGATTCGCTTGCCAGCAGCCTAGTAAGCGCGCTGGGCTTAAGCAGCTTCATTCCAAACAGCGTCATCAATACGGCTGTCGTCGGCATCGGGAGTGCGCTCAGCAACTATCAGGCAGGCGTGCCCAATACCACCAATGCACTCGCGGGGGTAACGGCGGCATCCGAAGGACCGCTCATTAACAGCCTTCAGGCCTCCATAACGGGCGCGCAAGCAGCGACTCAGTCCGGAATTACAGCTACGACAGCCTCAGTCAATACGGCGCCGGTTGTCGCTGGCGGATCACCCGCTTCGATGGCAAGCGCACTGATGAGCACGGCGGGGGGATTCGGCGAGCTGAGCAATCTCCATCAACTGTCCAGCACGCTCAGTGTCATGGGAAAGAACACGGCCAACGCGGGAAATTAAATGCTTACCATCACTGTGGCCGGCGGCAACCTCTATGCGCTAGCTGCGCAATACTTGGGCGCGGCTGATCAGTGGAATCGCATCGCACAGGAAAACGGCCTTATCGACCCAATGGTTCAGGGCATCGTGACGCTCAATATCCCCTCGGTCGACGATACCGCTGGCGGCGGCATCTATGTCGCTCCTTGACAGCATTAATCCCTCCAGCGCCGTCTCGGGGAAGGTGAGGCAGCCGAGGCTAAAGGTGACGGTAAACGGAACGCTGCTGAAAGGGGTACACGAAGCTGAAGTGACAAAGGCCAGTCATTTCGCGGCGGACACGTACCGGATTACTGCATCGGTGTCAGGGCTTCCTGCTACCTTCTCGCCTGCATACTGGGCTCTTTCGGTAGCAGACCAGGTGGCGATTTCGGTCGGGTTTGCCGATGCCACCGGGAACGTGGGCAACAACACGCAGCTCATCCTGGGCGAAGTCGATGACATCGAATACGACCCGATTAAGCGCACGCTATCGCTCAGCGGCCGCGATCTGTCTGCACCGTTCATCGACAACAAGACAAGCGAGAAATTTCAGAATCTTACCTCAAGCCAAATTGCACAGCAGCTCGCGGCGCGCCATGGACTCACTGCCAACGTACAGAAAACGACGACAAAGGCTGGAAGCTTCTACGATATCGACAACGCATTGCTCACGCAGGAGCAAACCGAGTGGGACCTGCTCATCTACCTGGCGCAGCATGAGGGGTTGGATGTCTGGGTAAGTGGCAATATCTTGAACTTCCAGCCTTCACCGGCGGATGCCGCCAAGCCTTACAAGATCGTCTGTCCTGGGCCGACCGGCAGTAATAACCCGTCGAACGCCATCGACATCAGGCTCAGCCGCTCCGAGACGCTTGCCAAAGACATCATCGTCAAGGTTCAGAGCTGGAACCAGAAACAACAGAAGTCCTTTGTCGTTCAATACCATGTGTCGCAGGCCTTCAAGAGCCAGCGCGCAGGCGGCAAGGCGCAGACCTACAGCTACGTGGTACCCAACCTGACCCGCGATCAGGCGCTTAGGCTTGCCAAGTCCACGGCGGAGGACATTACCCGCAATGAACGTGTCCTCACGGCAAGCTTGCCTGGCGACAACCTTCTAACCACCCGCTGCATGGTGCAGCTGAGCGGTTCGGGAACTGCATGGGACCAGAAATACTATCCCGACACCGTCACCCGTCACATCTCGTTTGACGGGGGCTACAAGATGGAGCTGCGGGCCAAGAACCATAGTACGCAAAGCACGGTCGTAATCGGATGATGCGGAAAATTCAGAACCTCATGCGGCGCGAGGCGCATCGTGAAGCGTCTACAAGGGCCAAGCCGCGTCGCGGAACTATCACTGCTTATGACCCGAGCAAATATGCCGCCAAGGTGAGAATCGAGCCGGAAGGCTATGAGACTGGATTCCTGCAAATCGGTTCTGAGTTTGTTGGCAACGGGTGGGGACTCATTCTCGGTCCATCCATAGGCGATGAGGTCGAGGTCAATTTTCAGGAGGATGGTAAGAACGCGGCTTATATCGGCTCGCGTTTCTTCGGCGATGAGTTGCCTCCTTTTCCCGTGCCCTCGAGTGAAGCGTGGCTTGTCCACAAGTCCGGTGCTTTCATAAAGCTCACGAATGACGGCAAGTTGTCGCTTAGGGACGCGGCAGGCTCGACGCTGGTGCTCAACAACGATGGCACCACTGTATTGAGCTCAAACCTGATTGTGAACGGCTATATCAAAGCCACTGGCGACATCACTGACCGGAGCGCCACGGGCGGCAGCAGTATGGCTGATTTCCGCGAAGTCTACGATTCCCACACCCACGGGGGTGTGATGAGCGGTGGCAGCAATACGAATGAACCCAACCAGGAAATTTAGCCATGCCGGACGTTGGCCATTACTTCGGCGGCGACCTGCAGCTGAGCGCCGTTGGTGATCTCCTCGCCGTCGACGGAGTGCTCGAAAGCAATCAACGCATTCTCCGCAGGCTGATGACGAATGCCGGAGACTACATCTGGCAGCTTACCTATGGCGCTGGGCTGCCCAAACGCATCGGATCGACCATTGATATCTCTGAGATGAACAGTCTCATCGCTTCGCAGATGTTCCTGGAACAGAGCGTGGTCCAGAATCCGGCACCCCAGATAAATACGACCCCGATTTCGAACGGTCTCGAAGTCGATATCACCTACGTCGAACAAGACTCCGGCTCTCCGGTCAACCTCAACTTCGATGCGTCCCCGTAAATGGCATCACTTCAGACCTTCACCTTTACCGAACTGGTCAGCCGGATTGCGACCGCCATCCAGGGATCGGCCTCGGCACTCTATG